GGTCGAGCGCGGCGTGGTCGAGTTAAGCAACGGGCTAGAATCCACGGTCTACCTTTCGCTTTTTGGCGGTAACGAGGACGACGACGGCACGCCGGATAGCCCCGAGAGCTGGTGGGGAAACATCGGCGAGGACCAGATCGACCGAACGTACCGAAGCGAGACGCAGCACCTCCTGCGGTCCCTGCCGGCAACGTCGGGCAACTTGCGTCGCATTGAGGAGGCCGTTAATCGAGATCTGGCTTGGCTAATCGCCGCGGGCGTGGCGTCGAGCGTGTCAGGAGCGGCTAGTGTTATCGGCCTGAATCGTGTAAAAATAATCATAGACGTCGAGGCTATTGGCCTGGCGTCGCGCTTTAAATTTGTTGAAAACTGGAAGGCGAGCGCATGAGTTTACAAACACCTACGACCAAGCAAATTAACGACAATATAATCGCGCAGCTGGAGGCGTCGTTGTCCCAAACAATCCCGCTGCTGCCGAAATCGTTTTTGCGCGTTTTGTCGAAAGCACTGTCGGGCGTTTTTATTCTGCTCTACAAATACGCGGGTTTTATGTTTCTGCAGCAATTTGTCCGGACCGCCAGCATTGACCCGACCGAGGTTAACGGCCAAATCGTGCGGCCCTTGATAGAGTGGGGGCGCCTGGTCGGTGTCGGGGATCCGGTCGCAGCGACACAAGCCGAGCTATTAGTCGACGTAACCGTGACCAGTCAAACGGGCTTTATCCCGTCCGGCTCGCAGCTAATAGGGGCGGGTAACGGCGTAACGTACATTACAATCGGTTCGACAGCGCTCAACGCCCCGACAGTGCAGGCGACAATCCGGGCCGCGTCAGACCAGTCGAACGGCGGGGGCGTGGGCATTATCGGCAACTTGGACCCGGGCGCCCTTGTGTCATTTGCCAACCCGCTTGCCAACATTGAGCAAAGCGCAGTCGTGGACAGCCAGGTAACCACGGGCGCCAATGCGGAAGCAACAGAAGTGTACCGGCAGCGCGTGGTCGACAAGTTCCAGAAACGCCCGCAGGGAGGCGCGTACTCGGACTATGAACAGTGGGGCGAGCAAGTCGCGGGCGTGGCCAACGTCTACCCGTACACCTCGGAGTTCCCGGGGCAGGTCGCCGTGTACGTCGAGGCCACGCCGGCGAGCAGTGGCAGCGCTGACGGGATCCCGACGTCCGCGCAGCTGCAGGCCGTTCTCAATTCAATAGAGCTGGACGAAAACGGCTTGGCCTCGCGTAGACCCGCCGGCGCGCTTGTTAATGCTTTTCCGATTGGACGCGTCGAGTTCCAAGTCGCTGTTGACGGTTTGGACGTGCTAGGGCCCGCGGCTGTCGAGGCGCTAATAACGACGGCCCTGCAGGAGTATTTTCTGTCGCGCGAGCCGTACATTTTTGGCCTGTCTGTCCCGCCTAGAACGGATCGTATCTCGCAGGGCCAAGTCGCCGGCGTTGTCAGCGACATCGTGAGCGCGTCGGGCGGCGTATTTAACACGGTAAGCGTCCAGACGGGGAGCATTTTTGTAAATATATTTTCGCTTGGCATTGGTAAAAAAGCAAAACTCGGATCGGTGTCTTTCCTATGATCTTTTTTAGGACCCTGCAGCACCTTTTGCCGAATGCGCGCGCCTGGCTGTTAACGCCAGAAAAAGCGCTCCGCCGGCTGTTTCAGGGCCTATCAGGGGCGGCGGTAGACGCCCGCGCTTTTATAGATAACGTTTGGCTGGACCTATTCCCGCAAACGACCCGGGAGCTGACAGCGTGGGAGCAACAGTTCGGACTGCCTGCCTCTACGCTCGCCGAGCAGGGCCGACGGGACCGACTGGCCGCAGAGTGGCGAGCGTTTGGAGGCCAAAGTCCTCGGTACATTCAAGACACGTTACGAGGCGCTGGGTTCGACGTGTACGTGCACGACTGGTGGGTTCCGGGTTCCGAGGCTGCGATCGGCGTAAGCGCTGCGGCCACGCCTAAAAACCCGTTACAATACCTTGAACGCGGCTCGCCGGGTTTTGAAAGCCTGGTCGAATGCGACGAGCCGCGGGCGCAATGCGGTGAAGCGTTCGCCGAGGCCGGCAACGTCCTGGAGCCCATCGGGTTTGCGCTTGTTAACAAAGTGGTGGAAACAGTCGCCGACATATTGCCGCTGTGCGGCGAGGCGTTTGTAGAATGCGGCGAGCCGGCCGCGCTTTCCGGCGGCTACGATCGGTTTATAAACCAAACTAAAAAGTATATTGTTCCGGTTTTGCCCGCGGTTTGGTCCTTCTTTTTCTACATTGGCGGAGAGACCTTCCCGGCGCAAGCAACCGTGCCCGAATCAAGGCGCGACGAATTCGAAAATCTATGCCTAAAGATCGGCCCCACACAACTATGGCTCGGGCTTTTGGTCCGGTTCACGTAAGGAGATTACAGATGGCCATTGTTCCAGAAACTCAGTACCCGGGCAAAATTACCCCGGCGAATACGGCCTACCCGCTAGGGTCGGCGCGCAACATCACTGTGCCGGGCGACGGCACCGGTACGCCCTGGGAGCAGGCGCTGGTCAATGACCTGTTTGGGTTCCAGCAAGCGTTACTGGCCCGGGCGGGCATTACCGCGTCGGGGGCACCGGACAGCGTGACCGAATCGCAATACCTGTTGTCTTTGCAAGCGCTATTCGCGGCGCTTCCGGGCGATACGACCGTAGCCGGGACGGCCACCTTTACCAACTCAACCAACAACATCGCACTAACCGGCATTGGCTCTATTGGCCTTGAAATTGGCGACGTTGTGCAGGTTACGGGGACGGCTAGCAATAACAAATTGTTTACTGTTGAGGTTATAACGGACAGCGGGAACGTAATTGTAAACCAAGCGCACGCAGGGGGCACGACCACTAAATCTTTGGTTGATGAAACTGTTTCAGCGACTTTAGTGCTGCTGGCTAAATTTTATAACGCAGCCAAAGGACTCGGGCAAGGTGCGGTGGATGTCACTTCTAGTCGTGCAAAAGGCGTAAATTACACAAATAACACAAATCGCGCTTTGTCTGTTTCAATATGGGCTACTAACACATCGGGCGGCGGAAACTGGAGAGCGGTTATTGATGTGCCCAGTGTCCCAATGGCGAGCAGTGCGGGAGTTGACAACGGCTTAACGGTAACCCAACCTTTAGGATCCTTGTTTGCTGAAATCCCAATAGGCTCTGCTTATATATTGAGCATTGCGGGAGGGGGCGCTGTAAATGCTAATATAGGGTTTTGGACGGAGATCAGATAGTGCCTAAATATTACCAAGACACGGCGAGCGGCGGTTGGTTTGTTGACCCTATACTAAAAAACCATCCCGACCTCACCAAGCGCACCGAGGCGCAATTTAACGCAAGAGTAGAGCCCGTTACTGTGCTAACTGTTGCGCAGCTTTTGCAGAAACTAACGCAAGCGCGCAAAGAGCAGGAGCGCCAAGGCGTGACTATTAACGGCGCGCGCTACGGCGGCGAACCGGAAAACCGCCAAGCGCTGCAGGAGGCCGTCGCGTTTATGAACGACGCGGGTTTAACGCAGTTCCCGCGCTTTAAGGATTCGGACGGCGCGTTCTACGTCGATCACCCGCTGGCCGCCGTGCTGGACGCTTACCGCGCTATAGGCGCGCGCCGGGTTCAGCTTATGACAACCGAGGGCGGCTACGCGGAACAAATAGCCGCCGGCACATTAACCGATTTAACCGACCTGGTGTGGCCATGAGGATCGCGACTGAAAATTTTAACCCCGACGTGGACGTTAAATTACTCTGCACTTGTGGGCACGTTAATTGCGACCGCCGAAGCGTAGATCAGCAAACGCTGGACAAAGTCCAGCTAGTGCGCACCGACCTGGGGCGGCCCGTGGTTGTCACGTCGGGCGGTCGCTGTCCGAACCATCCAAACGAGCTTACGAAAAACGCGCCGGGCGACCATCAAAAGCAAAAAGCGGTCGATGTTGGTTGCGACAGCCCCGACCACGAAACAAAGCTAAAAGTATTAGCCGGCCGGCACGGCGCCACACGGGTCGCCGGTGGCGCTTATTGTGGGTTCGTGCACATGGCCTGGACCGAAACAAAACGCGCTGACGTTCCAACGTGGAGCTATTGAAATGAAAATTTTACTTACAGTTTGTTTTATGCTTTTGCTGTTGTCCGGCTGTTCCGTGCTGCAGAGTAT